TAGTTTCTAGCGCCCGTTCCATGATCCCAACGGACTACCCGCTAACGGGTATGGCCCGTGGTTCAATTATTAAAGGCCGCGCCGAAACTACGTTTAATCTTAAAAACGTTTCTAATGGCGTAAAAACACTTGTAGCCAAACGGGGAAGTAAAGAACGGTCCGTAACTTTTACACGCCCGTTGTATTTAGACGGCAACGCCGTACCGGGTGCCTATACGCAAACCGTGGACTACAAAGCCCGCCCGTTCTCGCTATTGACCGCCCAACAAAAAGACGCCGCAGGCGCTATATGGGATCATGCGGGCGTAAACGGAAGTAGCCAATTCGTACAAAACCTAATAACCCAAGGGAAACAACAAAACCCCCAAGCGCCCCGCGCATTAGCGCCCGCCGTTGGGGCCGTCATGCCCGAAGTGGAACGGGAAGTATCGGCCATTTTGGACCGTGTTAGTGAGATAATGAACAAGAAACTACGGATCGAAAGGCGCGACTAATGGCGATCAACATTCCTATTATTTCGTCCCTAGATACAAAGGGTTTCGATAAGGCCAAAAAAGAATTTTCCCAACTGGAAGGCGTCGGCGCTAAAAGTGCTTACGCCGTAAAAAAAGCGGCCGTACCTGCCGCCGCCGCTATCGGTGGTTTAGCCGTTGCGTTGGGCGACGCCACCAAGGCCGCTATTGAGGACGCCGCTAGCCAAGCCGAACTAGCAAGAACACTAAGAACGTCTACCGGGGCGACAGACAAAGCGATAGACGCAACAGAAACATGGATAACTAAACAAGGCCAACTATTAGGTTTTACCGACGACGAACTACGGCCCGCATTGGCAGGATTAGCCCGCGCTACGGGATCAGTAGAGAAAGCCCAAAAGGCCGCGGGCCTTGCCATGGACATAAGCGCCGCAAAGGGCGTTTCTCTTGAAACCGTTACCAAGGCCCTAGAACGGGGTTACGGTGGCAACCTAACCGCGTTAGCCAAGTTAGACCCCGCCGTACGCGAAATGGTAAAGGGTGGCGCGTCTCTCGATGAAGTAATGGCCAAACTAAGCACCACGTTTGCGGGATCCGCCACAACGGCCGCCAACACTACGGCGGGACAATTTAAGCGTTTAGGCATTGCTATGACCGAAACAAAAGAAAGCATAGGCACCGCGCTATTACCAGTTATTGAAGCGGCGTTACCTTTCCTTCAAAAGTTCGGGGCGTGGGCACAAGATAACCCCGGCGCGTTTGTCGCTATTGCGGGCGCTATTGGTGGCGTAGCGTTAGCGATTACGGCCGTAAATATTGCTATGGCCCTAAACCCGTTTTCGGCTATTGCGGCGGGAATTGCGTTACTGGTTGCGGGCGTCGTCGTGGCCTATAACAAGTTTGAAACATTCCGTAACGTTGTACGCAACGTCGTAAACGGCATAGCGTCGTATTTCGAATTTATGACTAACGCATGGATTACCGCTATAAACGTTGTCATTCGTGGCATAAACCTAGTGAAGCCCGGTAAAGACATTGCTTCGCTTTCGCGCGTTTCTTTTGGACCCGTTATCGGTCCCGAAGGTCGCGGGCCGTCGGGCGCGGATAAGTCGCGTTTTGACACGATCCCCGCCATGGCCGCCGGCGGTATCGTAAATAGCGCCACATTAGCCCTCATTGGCGAAAAAGGCCCCGAAGCCGTGATACCGCTCGATCGTATGGGCGCTATGGGAACTACCAACGTAAATATAAACGTAAACGGTGGCGACCCTAACGCGGTAGTAGCGGCGTTGCGTACCTATATGCGCCAAAACGGTTCGGTACCTATTCGAGTAAGCAATATTTTTTAGCCATGGCTTTACAGGAATACAGCGTATATGTTTCGCCTGATCCCGTAGCCGTAGGTTGGACGGCTTTAACAAACGTTCAAAACGTTACTTTCAGTATTGGCAGACAGGCACAACTAGACCAAGTTAAAGCGGGTACGGCTTCTATTGTTTTGCGTTACCCAACGGGTTACGTTTCGCCCGTAGCCGCGCTAGTTGCGGGTAGTTACATGAAAATAGAAAACGATACCGGCGTAGTTACGCCCCAAATTATTTGGGTTGGTTTCGTTACAGACGTCGTAGTGGATTACGGGATACCGTTTGGCGGTGGCGTTGGCCAAGCCGATTACGCCACAGTAAGCGGGGAAGGCGGGTTCGCCCGTTTTGGTCGTATGAACGGTAACAACTACGTTATGGCCGCCGACACAATAGATAACCAAATAACTAACGCAAACACTCAAACGGGTTTAACGCTTTCATGGACTAGTACAACCGGCGCGCCACTAATCGCAGGAACAACGGTTAGTAGCACTTGGGGCGACTGGGTGGCGCGAGTGTGCCAAACCACTAACGCCCGTATTCGAGAGTTTGGCAACGCAACAACAATAGTTAGCCCATTTAATAGCAATGTTTCTACGATTAACTTTTCAGACACAACGAACGACGCAACTAACCAAGTTTACAATTCGATTACTTTTGACAGTTTGGCCGACAACTTTTATACACAAGTGACGGTGACGCCTGAAAGTTTTGGCGCGGCTACTGTCACCAAGTCGGGCGCTACTGTCCCGTATCGCGGGTACCAAACAAACACTATTAACGCCAGTACCGCCCAAGCGACCGATTACGCCAACTATTTACTAGGGAACTACGGAACCGCTAGGTTCGCTATCAGTTCTATAACGTGTATGGCCGAAGCGCAGGCGTCGTTTCAGTTAGATAAAATTGGCGCTAGTAGTTCTATTATTTTAAGCGCCGGCACCCAAATAGCCGTAGCGTTTCGAGGCACGACTTACCAATGTCTTATTGAAGGCGTCACTATGTCGGCTACCCCTAATGGGGCTTTATACACGTTTTACTTGTCGGGGGCCGATCTTAACGCCTACCTTATTTTGGGTTCTACGACGTTCGGCACGCTCGATAACAACAGATTAGGATACTGACATGGCTATAAAAACTTTTACGACTGGCGAGGTGCTTACAGCAAGCGACACCAACACTTATTTAGCGAACGCTGGGTTGGTGTATGTCAAGTCGCAAACTATTGGTAGTGCCGTTGCGAGCGTTATTGTTACAGACGCATTTTCGGCAACCTATGACAGTTACAAAATTATCGTGACAGGTGGCTCTGGCTCGGTTACTGGCAGATTAAGAATAACAATGGGGTCAGCAAGTACAGGCCATTATTGGGGTTTACTCGCAAGTCGATATGACAACGGTGGTTCTGTTGCTGTTGGTGGAAGCAACGTTGCCCTTTTCGATTACATGGGTCAGGCAGACAGCACTTGTATTGACATGTCCGTCGAAATTCGCAATCCTTTTTTGACTGAAAAGACTTTCGTTTCTGGTGTTTATGTGGACATGAGCGTCGGAGCGTTTACTGGTACTGGGCCATCTAACGGAATTTTGACCGACACGACCAGTTACACAACCTGCACTATTGCGCCAGCGTCAGGCACTCTTACTGGTGGCACTATTACTGTGTACGGATACCGAAAGGCATAACCAATGACACGACCAAACATTCAAATAGGCGACGAAGTTCGGGAAATGACCGAGGAAGAATACGAAGTACTACTCGCCACAGGCTGGACAATGGAACCAAAAGATGAAACGCCTAGCCCTAATTAGCCTGCTCGCCATAACGCTTACCGCGTGTTCGGACCGTACGCGTGTCAATTGCGAACGTATTAAAAACAAAGCGCCCGAAACTATCGGGACACAAACACAAATAGGGGGCGGCCGTTGTGCCTAGGGAACGTTTAACCAATGAGGAAATAAAAGCGCGTATAATTCTTTTTGTCGCTATCGGTCTAACACTTTCGTTTGTAATGGCGATCGCGTCGCTAATCTACGGTTTGCTATTTGTCACCCAACCATTAGACCAAGCACCTAACGACGCCGAAGCATGGGCCGTATTATCCCCCATGCTTATGACCCTTGCGGGCGGGTTAATTGGGGTATTAGCCGGCAACGGGTTAAAGAATGGACCCAAGGATCCACCACCGCCGACACCATGAGAAAATACCCGTACTACCCCGCCTACGACGCAGGAAAAGAAACCCCCGGTATTCGTCGCCTAGTCGATCTATGCGCTCGACGTTGGAAAACAAAAAATTTAGGTACTTATGTTTTACGCAATATGCGTAACAACGCAAACCCCCCGCAACTATCCGTACACGCCACAGGGGCGGCCGCAGACATTCAATACAAAGACGAAGCCCAAGCCCGCGAAATGTGGGACTGGTTTCTAGGATCTAGCGAACTAGGGGAACACTCTAAAATTCTTGGTATCTCGGAAATACATTGGTACAACTTCGGCACTTGGGGCGCGGGCTACCGTTGTTCACGCGGTGAAGGTAAAAAAGGCGTAAAGATATTTACAGCCACCGATAACGCAGGTTCCCGCCCCGGCTCGCCCAACTGGCTACACATAGAAATAGACCCCGCCATGGCAAGAGACGCCGACAAATTCGAAGCGGCGTGGCGGTCACTTCCCAAGCCCCCCAAGGCTTAAAACGGATTACCCCCACACGGCCACATAGGTTCGCTAGGGTTTTAGGACCCGACGAAAGGCGACACTATGCCCGAAACATTTATATATCTACCCCTAGTTGGCTATGTGCCACAAGATCTTAAAG